ATGAAAAAATTCATTGGATCAGTTTTAGCTACGACATTAATTTTAGGGGGATGTTCCACGATGGAAAATGAATCAAGTAAAGACACGAATACAGAAACAAAATCAGTACCAGAAGAAATGGAAGCTTCAAAATATGTAGGCCAAGGCTTCCAACCGCCTGCAGAAAAAGATGCGATTGAATTTGCGAAGAAGCATCGTAAAGAATTTGAAAAAGTAGGTGAACAATTCTTTAAAGATAACTTTGGACTAAAAGTTAAAGCTACAAATGTTGTAGGTAAAGATGATGGTGTAGAAGTTTATGTGCATTGTGAAGATCATGGCATTGTATTTAATGCAAGTCTACCTTTGTACAAAGATGCCATCCATCAAAAAGGATCAATGCGCAGTAATGACAATGGTGATGATATGAGTATGATGGTGGGTACAGTGCTGAGTGGCTTTGAATATCGAGCGCAAAAAGAAAAGTATGATAACTTATATAAATTCTTCAAAGAAAATGAAAAGAAATATCAATATACAGGCTTTACAAAAGAGGCAATTAACAAGACACAAAATGTCGGATATAAAAATGAATATTTTTATATTACATACTCTTCTAGAAGTTTAAAAGAATATCGAAAGTATTATGAACCACTGATTCGAAAAAATGATAAAGAATTTAAAGAAGGAATGGAACGAGCAAGAAAAGAAGTGAATTACGCTGCAAATACAGATGCTGTTGCTACACTTTTTTCTACTAAGAAAAACTTTACTAAAGACAATACAGTAGATGATGTAATCGAACTAAGTGACAAATTATATAATTTAAAAAATAAACCAGATAAATCTACAATCACAATACAAATAGGGAAACCCACTATTAATACTAAGAAAGCCTTTTATGATGATAATCGTCCAATAGAATATGGGGTGCACAGTAAAGATGAATAAAATTAATGATAGGGATTTAACAGAATTAAGTAGTTACTGGGTTTATCAAAATATTGATATAAAAAAAGAATTTAAAGTTAATGGAAAAAGGTTTAAACAAGTAGACAGTTATAATGATGATAAGAATAGTAATTTGAATGGTGCTGCTGATATTAAAATATATGAGTTATTAGATGATAAAAGTAAACCAACTGGTCAACAGACAATAATTTATCAAGGAACATCTAATGAGGCAATTAATCCAAATAATCCATTAAAATCATCGGGGTTTGGAGATGATTGGCTCCAAAATGCTAAATTAATGAATAATGATAATGAAAGCACAGATTATTTAAAGCAAACAGATCAATTATCAAATCAATATAAAAAAAAGTTAGAAGATGCAGATAGATTATCAAATAGTGATTTTTTAAAAAAATATAGAATGGAATCAAGTAACTTCAAAAACAAAACCATTGTGGCGGATGGCGGTAATTCGGAAGGCGGTGCAGGAGCAAAATATCAAGGAGCGAAACATCCAAATGAAAAAGTTGTTGCTACTGACCCAGCAATGGTACCTTATGCTGCTTGGCAGAAATTTGCTAGACCACGCTTTGATAATATGATTAGTTTTAATAGTACCAACGATCTATTAACATGGTTACAAGATCCATTCATCAAAGATATGCCGGGAAAACGCGTTAACATTAGTGATGGTGTGCCCAGGTTAGATGCTTTAATAGACAGCCATGTAGGTTATAAAAGGAAGTTAAATAGAAAAGATAACACATACGATACTGTACCACTAATCAAAATTAAGTCGGTAAAAGATACAGAAATTAAAAATGGAAAAAAAGTAAAAAAGACTATTAACATAACATTAGATATGGATGGGCGAATTCCAATAAATGTTTGGACAGGAGATTCGATTGCACGTTCTGGAAGAGGAACTTTAATTAAACTTAATTTAGAAAATCTTGATGCGTTGAGTAAACTGATTACTGGTGAAACTAGTGGTATGTTAGCAGAATGCGTAATCTTTTTAAATGAAAGTTTTAACATCTCAGAAAATGAAAATAAAAATTTTGCAGATAGAAAGAAACAATTATCAGAAGGATTTAAGGATAAGATTAACTTATTTCAATTAGAAGAAATGGAAAGAACTTTAATTAGTAAAATAAACTCACTTGAAGAAGTTGCAGATGAAACAATAGAAAGTATTAGTGCTGTTAAACACTTATTACCTGATTTTGCATTGGATGCATTAAAAGAAAGAATTAATGAGTTGTTTAAAGGTATAAAATCTTTTATAGAAAAAGTGTATGATAGTATAGATAATGAAATTTTAGAAATTTTCAAAAATATTGATCATGACTTCAAGGATGGAGTATCTGAAGAAATGATGAAACATTTGAAAGTAGTAAAACAGAATATTCAGCAAATAAAAAATCAAAATGATATTTATGGTAGGCAAATTGCAGATATTAGAAGTATTATGAAGCAACAAGATGCAACAATTTTAGATGGAAATTATCAAATTAATTATAGCTGTGAAAATATGGTGCAGGGTCTAGCTTTACCTTCTAATTATTTAGGAAGAAAAATGAAAATATTAAAAGACCATATCGATGATGGTATTAAAAAAATAGCAGACTATGTTCAAGGTATATATGATGAATATGCATCGAAAATTGTCGATGTAATAAAATATTTGATTAATACAATTCCCAAAATACGTAAGAATTTAAGACATGCAATTGAAATGTTAAATGTAAAAAAGAAAGAATTTTTGTCCCTGATTCCTAATGTAACTTGTAATTATATTAAAACTAAATTAGAAGAATTAGATAATACTTTAGGCAAATGGGAGCCTTTTCTTAATGATTTAAAAGCAGTGTCACCAATTTTAGATAACCATTTAGATGATATTGTTAAGAACATGAAGCCTTTGATTGTACAAATGATATTTGAACCATCACATTATGATGATATGTTTAATTCAAGAAAAGCTTTAACGCCAGTGTTCTCAAGCGTTTTATAAAGCTTGTAAAAAATATAAGGGCAAAAAAAGGGCAGATTTAAGCTAACTTGGAATGTTTTCGAGTTTTTGAGTTAGTTCTCTATCCATTTTTTCAGTTACATGAGTATATATGCGAATGGTTGTTTTTTCATCTACATGTCCTACCCTTTTCATAATTGCTTTTAAAGAAACATTCATTTCTACTAATAAAGTTATGTGTGTATGTCTAAATGTGTGCGTGGTAACTTTCTTATTCATATTTAAAGCTTTTGTAGTTTTCTTAAGCACACCGGCGATTTGATTATTACATAAAGGATTCCCTTTTTTTGTTGTGAATATGAACCCTCTGTCAACATAGCTCGAATTCCATCTTTTCAACATTTTGTTTTCCAGTATTATCTTTTTAAAAATTTCTACGGTTCTAGAATTGATGCTGATACTTCTTTTTGAACTTATAGTCTTTGTAGTGTCTTTGTATCCGAATCCTTCCTCGTATTTAATGCGGTGAATTGTACCTGTTATATTGATAGTTTTGTTTAATAAATCTATATCTTTTTCCTGCAGTGCTTGTAGTTCTCCTATGCGCATACCAGTTAAAGCCTGTACTTCTAAGATGCTGGCAATTAAAATGCGATTTCGCTTGTGTAACTTATTATCATTTAGTATATGATCACGTATCTGTAGGACTTGGTTCATTTCTAAATAGTTGTACATTTTAGATTCATCTTTTTCGATATCCTCTATTGTTTTTCTTCTTTTAGGAATTTTGACATTAGTTAACAAATATTCATTTGGATAATTGTAAAATTTAACTGCATATTTAATAGCTCCTTTCATATCTCCGAGTTGACGGGTTACTTGATTTTGAGAATAGATATCTGATAATTTATTAATAAATATCTGCATATATTTTGTATCTAGTTTGTTTAAAAGCAAGTTCTCAGAGCTGTATCGTTTAATGTTTCTAATTCTTATTTTTATATTATTAAGAGTAGTCAACTTTGAACCTGATGTTTTTATATGATATTCAAGCCATTCATCTAATAGCGCGTGAAAAGTCAAAGTTTTTAATTCGCTTGACGACTTGTTGTTTAGTTTTTCTTTTATTTTTTCTTCTAAACGAAACATTGCTTCTTTTTGTGATTGTTTTGTATCTTTGTTCAAGACAACACTTACACGTTTCCATTTATCTGTGTATGAATCTTTGTACTTCTCGTAATATCTGTATTTAGTTTCGTTATTTTTGTTTTTAAATTTTTCAATCCACATGTTTATACCTCCTGTAGGAACGTACGTTCTGTAAATTTGTAAAAAATAATAAGGGTAGTCGGGCTACCCGTAATTTAGTACTAGGTACTAAATGTGTTATAATAAAATAAAAAGTAGGTGATAAGATGACTCAATTTCTAGGGGCGCTTCTTCTTACAGGAGTTTTAGGTTACATACCATATAAATATCTAACAATGATAGGTTTAGTTAGTGAAAAAAACAAGGTTATCAATACTCCTGTATTATTGATTTTTTCTATTGAAACATGTTTGATATGGTTTTATAGTTTTATAATTTTTAATAATGTTGATTTAAAAAATTTGAATTTAATTCAGTTGCTTACAGGTCTAAAAGCAAATATTTTGTTTCTATTTATTTTTGTTTTAACAGTGTTTGTATTTAATCCTTTAATTGTTAAATTTATTATCTGGTTAATTAATATAACCAGAAAGTTTATGAAATTGGATTGTATAAGCTTATTAGACAAAAGAGACAAGTTGTTTAATAACAACGGTAAACCAGTATTTATAGTTATAAAAGACTTTGAAAACAGAATCATTGAAGAGGGTGAACTTAAAACCTATAATTCAGCTGGTAGCGATTTCGATTTACTAGAAGTTGAGCGACAAGATTTCAAAGTATCTGATTTAGCGTCAAACGATGAATTGTATATTAAACATACGCTTGTAGACCTTAAACAACAAATTAAATTGGATTTATATTTAATGAATGAATACTAATCTTTTTTCTTAGCTTTTTCTGATAAAGTGCTTTTTAATTTTTCGCTGGCGCCTGACTTTTCAAAACTTTTGTTTAATGGGTTACTACGAGTAGTTTCTTGTTTTTTGTTTTTATCTACCATAAAATTCTCACCACCATTCAACGTCTACACTAGTAGGCGTTTTTTGATTTTTATATTAAAGGGCTATAAAAAGCTGTTAATACTTCAATTCTTTAATCCACATATATTTAAAAGTGAGGTAGTAGGTAATAAATATAAGACTTAAAGTTAAGATTGCTTTTTTCATGTCAATTTCTCCTTTGTTTATATTTATATTAAATCACTAAATAGACGTTATTAATCACAATACAATTAATTGATTGTAAGATACTTAGTCGTATAATTCTATATACCTATTAGTAAATTCTTCTGCTGTTATTTCTCCATTTTCTTTTTGTTGTTGAAGTTTAGAAGCTTCTTTTTGAATTGCATCGTATTTTTCACGAGAATACCCATATTTTTCCATCTCTTTATAATTAGCTTCGTTTATTTGTTCTTGTTGCTGAGGTGTGACACAACCACCAACTGTGCATTGTGTACCATCAGGTTTTGTGTAACCTATAACGTCACCTGCGCCTTGTGCTTGGTACCAAGTATTACCATCTGCATCTACCATGCCGTTAACATTGTGACCATTTTTTACTCTTTGTGATATTTCGTCTTTAGTTAAAGGTCTATTGGTTTGTTGATCGTTGTTAACGTTTGTGTTGTTCTCGTTGTTTACTTGATTATTGTTATCGTTTTGATTAGCATTTTCTTTTTTCGCTTCTGCTTTTTCTTTAGTTTCTTTCTTTTTATCTTTGTTATCTTTCTTTGTTTCAGTTTTTTTGCTTTCCTCTTTCTTATCGCCGTCGTTACTACCACATGCACCTAACACCAACGTACTTGCTAATAGTAAACCTAATAATCTTTTCATTTTAATTTCTCCTTTGTTTACTTTTTTATATTAAAACACCATATAGGTATTTTTAATCAATATGTTTTTACACTTGCTACAACTCTGCCTACAATTTTAACTTCATCGTCTTTACCATATACTTGTGGATAGTGATTAGGATTGTTCGATTCGGGTATTAATATGATTTGGTCTTCATTGTATCTTATGCGCTTAACAGTACCGTTATACCCGTTTATCATGACTACACCTAACTGACCATTTTCGACGATAGAATCTTTTTCCACTACAACCACATCACCTTCATCAAAAAGTTTGTTCATACTATCACCAGACACTTGTAAACCAAACTCTTCTTTATCAGGATTCAAATTTTTAGTAGAGAAGTATATGTAATCAACTAAATTTTCTTCTGTGTATATAGGCATTCCTGCAGATATCTTTGATACAACTGGTATTTTTTTAACTGGTAGTGTATCAAGTTGTACGATTTTGTTAGGTGATTCAACAAGCGATGATTTTTCTACTCCGAAGTATTTGGCTAACATTTCGATTTTGTCTATTCTTGGGTACGTTTTTGCATTAATCCAATCTGATAAAGTTGTATAACTTATTTTTAAGTCTCTAGATAATTTGTTTCTATCAACATTATTTTCTTTCATGAGACGAGAAATATTTTTTGCCATAATTTCTTTGTTGCCTAACATTATAATTTCAATCCCTTCATCTAATATTACAAACTTATTATACGGCTTAATCGTAAAATATACAAGTAAAAAAATAAAATTACGGTTAAAGTGTTGACATTACGTTTAAACCGTAATATACTTAAGGCAGTTCTTAAGCAAGGAGGTATTACAATGACGCAAATCATCGTTAAAAAAGAACCAGTAACGTTAAAGACATTGAGAGCAAAATTTGACTTAACTCAAGCTAAGGCTGGTGCTAAGGTTGGCGTGTCTGCTGATGTGTGGCATAACTGGGAAAAAGGAAAGACTTTTCCTAATGTTCCGCAGTTAAAAAAGATAGAAGAAAAATTTGACATATCTTACGATGATATTATTTTTTTAACTAAAAATAACGGTTAAACCGTAATAGGAGGAAGCCCAAATGCAAGAATTACAATTAGTAGAACAGAACGAGACACATTACGTAGATAGTAGAGAAGTAGCAGAAATGGTGGGTAAGGAACATAAAAATTTAATCAGAGATATTGAAAATTATAGAAGTGTAATTTTGCAAAGCTCAAAGTTGAGCCCTGATGATTACTTCGTAGAATCAACTTATTTAGGTGCAAACAATCGTCAGACTAAACACTACTTATTAACCAAAAAAGGTTGCGACATAGTGGCAAACAAGATGACAGGTAGTAAAGGCATTTTGTTTACTGCAACTTATGTTGATGCATTCCATAAAATGGATGAATACATTAAACAACAAGCACAGCTTAATGTACCACAAACACCAATGCAAGCATTAGAGATGATGTTCAAAGCACAAAAAGACCAAGAACAATTTAACCAACAAATGCAACAAGAAATCACAGGTATTCGTCACATTGTCGGTATCGAAACAAAAAACTGGCGTAACGACACAAACAAAATGTTATCTGCAATTGCGCAACATTTAGGTGGCGGAGCAATGCACCAAAAAGTTAAGTCTGAAGCTTACAAAGCATTAGAAGAAAAAGGGCGTTGTAATTTAAAAATTCGTATGCAGAACCGCAAAGGCAAAATGCTAGCGAATGGTGCAACGAAAACCCAGATTAACAAGTTGTCAAAATTAGATGTGATTACTGATGAACCTAGATTGGTTGAGATATACATTTCAGTGATTAAGAGTATGGCGATTAAATACGGTGTAGATATTAGCCAATTTGAAATTTAAACAAACATCTTAAAAGGAGGAACAACAAATGTTACAAAAATTTAGAATCGCTAAAGAAAAAAGTAAATTAAAACTCAATTTACTAAAACATGCAAACAGTAATTTAGAAACAAGAAACAACCCTGAACTGTTGCGAGCAGTTGCAGAGTTGCTTAAAGAGATTAATCGATAAATTCTATGAATTCGATTTTAGCTGAAGCGATAGCTACTATTTTGTCTCCAACAAAAGTATATGAGCCATTAGTGAACAAGGAACTTTTAATTTTTTCTTTTGATATTTCAACAGTTCCGCGATGACCTGACTTTATCACTTTTTCTAAATTATCGATTTCAACAAATTTATCATTAGAAAGATATAAACAAGCTTTCATACTTATCACCTCCTTAGGTTGATAACAACATTATACACGAAAGGAGGAATAACAAATGAACATTCAAGAAGCAACTAAGATAGCTACAAAAAATCTTGTCTCTATGACACGGAAAGATTGGAAAGAAAGTCATCGAACTAAGATATTACCAACAAATGATAGTTTTTTACAATGCATCATTTCAAATAGCGATGGGACAAACCTTATCAGATATTGGCAACCTTCAGCCGATGACCTCATGGCAAATGATTGGGAAGTTATAAACCCAACTAGAGACCAGGAATTATTGAAGCAATTTTAGAAATGCTATCAATGATACTTTTTAAATTGTTTTTAAACTCATTTTCAAAGTAAACAACAGTCTTGTCTGAAATTGTTACATGATAAATAGTGTTACTAGCATACACGCCGTTTAGGAACCCAGAGTTTTTAAGTTTATTTAAATCGTATTTTACATCTTCGAAATGTAGTTTTTGAAAATACTTTGTATGTATATCTTTAGCACTTCCAAAATTATTGCAGGTTAATTTAACCGAACCTAACTTTACACATTCTAAATAATCTTTGTAGAGTACGTACAAGATATATTGTTGGTCTTTAGTAAGTGTATCAAATTCATCAGATATCAAGGGCATGTTATCACCTCCTTAGGTTGATAACAACATTATACACGAAAGGAGCATAAACAAATGAACACAAGATCAGAAGGATTGCGTATAGGCGTCCCACAAGTTTCTAGCAAAGCTGATGCTTCTTCATCCTATTTAACGGAAAAGGAACGTAACTTAGGAGCGGAAATATTAGAGCTTATTAAAAAAAGTGATTACAGCTACTTAGAAATAAACAAAGTTTTCTATGCATTAGATAGAGAACTTCAATACAGGGCGAATAATAACAAACTTTAACATTTATCTAAAGGAGTGATAGAGATGCCAAAAATCATAATACCACCAACACCAGAAAACACATATCGAGGCGAAGAAAAATTTGTGAAAAAGTTATACGCAACACCTACACAAATCCATCAATTGTTTGGAGTATGTAGAAGTACAGTATACAACTGGTTGAAATATTACCGTGAAGATAATTTAGGTGTAGAAAATTTATACATTGATTATTCAGCAACGGGAACATTGATTAATATTTCTAAATTAGAAGAGTATTTGATCAGAAAGCATAAAAAATGGTATTAGGAGGATTATCAAATGAGCGACACATATAAAAGCTACCTATTAGCAGTGTTGTGCTTCACGGTCTTAGCGATTGTACTCATGCCGTTTCTATACTTCACTACAGCATGGTCAATTGCGGGATTCGCAAGTATCGCAACATTCATATTTTATAAGGAATACTTTTATGACAACAAGGGGGAATGAAAAGATGTCAGATAAAGACTTGATGGAAGAAGTTGACAAGAGAAGGAAAGAAAAAGATTTAACGGTGAGAGAAATAGGATATTTGCTAGGTTTCTCTGATACTTATTTTATTAAGTTAAGAAATGGTTCAAGAAGAATTACTGATCGGAAGAGAGATAGAATTAATCGTTATTTAAACGGTGAATACGACAATGTAAAAATTCCTAAATATTCAAGAGATTCTGAACAAGTAGCATATGACAAGGGATATAAACAAGCTTTAAAAGATTTAGAAGAATTTGTAAATAATAAAAAAACTGCTACTTGCGACAACAAGTAACAGTGACAAACACTTAAGAAAAAATTCATGTTCAATATAAAACGAAATACGGAGGATGTCAACTATGACTAAAAAATATAAAGACATGACGCAGGAAGAAATAAAAGACTTATTATCTGAAAAA